CGTAGAGTTTTTCCTGTGGTTTCATAATGTTTTATGTGGTACGTGTTGCACGTCTATACTTTCTATAGTGGTGTTTACTCCCCGCAATTCAATTTTGTACTTAATCCACTTGGTAGCACCCGTGACAGGGGATTCAAAGTATCCTCTATCATTTTGGGTATCTGCTGTAATTATAGCGTGTTGTTTGTAATTATCGAATTGTGCGTGCAGATTTCTGTTGGTACTTGCACCAATAACATCTTCTGATAACAGTACGTAATACGTACCGCTTTCTGCAACGACACTTTCAACTTTCACAAGTTGACCAGCACCAGCCCCTGCAATAATTTCACATTCAACCTCAACATTTTCAGCAAGCGCATCCACGACATCTGAAAGATCGGCATCAGTATAAAATTCGTTCCTACTCACCCATGTTGCAGTCTTTCCGTTCTGCTTTGTCGATACGGGAAGTCCAACAATGTCTCGATCTTTTGACTTCACAACAATTACGTCATTACCAGTAAGTGGCCTGTGTTTAACGGTAAGCTTTTGATGAGTATCGTTTATTACATCTGACTGAAACGCTCGTGTCACAAAGTACCCACGAGCCTCCGCCTCTGGCACAGTGATATTTAGCTGTTCAAGTGCCGTGGTAGAGTCATAGTCCATAAGCTGAGTGCCAAAAAGCATGTGGTCATATACAAGCGTTGTTTTACCCGTAAGCGCAATACCCGCAGCGTCTGAAGCAATAGATGCACCGTAGTCCAACACGTTCATAGCTAAGAAATAGTGATTCGTACCACCGACTGATGTGAGGTTTATATATTCCCCCACAATCGCATTTTCACGTGTTGTAGCAAGTCTAAATGTCGTTGAAGAGACTTTGATGACGTAATAATCATCCCTGAGTGTGAGACCTCCAACCACGTTGCTAGAGGTTGCAGCTAGGTAGCGCATCACACCACCTGTTTCTGGGATATTTCCTGAAGAGATAGTGAATAGATCAGTGCTCGTATCGATATTTATGCTCCCAACAGTGAGCAGTTCCATATTCGACAATGTTGGTGAGTACTTGTGGTATAGACCCACTGCTGGATCAAAACACCATATTCCTGACGGACAATACGGAAGGTACTGCTCTTGTTTCCTACCGTAGTCGGACATTTCAAACTGCGCGTTTATGTATACAACGTCACCCTCTACCCACATATTGACTCCCTTCCCTACTTTATTGAGGAAACCACCCCATATGGTGCCCTTGTAGTAGAAAGGAAACGCGCCTATATCTTGAAATCCTCCACCGTTCCACATGCGAAGTTGCCCCGTGCGTGTAAGAATGATCCATGTTCCTTTGTACGAGACAATCCCAACACACGCATCAGAACCAACAGGCTCACCCTGATTTGCTGAAGCGCTTACACCATCCCATACAAAGAAATACGCATCCTGTCCCTGTCCTTCGACCGTACTATCAAGACGTGTTATCACTCCCATGCGTGCGTTCGCATACGCAAGTCCAACCGCTTCAAAATCAGTAGGGAGCGTAAGCTGCGCAAGCGTAGACTCAGCATGAGATGTGTTTATTTGTTGGACTATATTACCGTCTGTTATACAGAGTGTGTTTCGATTTCTAAAAACCTCAAGTGCGTGCGTTTTCCCTGCGGTAAGCGAATAAAGGTTATTTGTTTGCCAGTCACCCGTTGATATAGTTTTGTAGCCTAAGTTGCTATTTGATGTGACATACCATCTGTTTTGCCAGAATGTCCCCCACGAAGTAGTCGCAAGACCATATTCACCCGTTCCATCGGTGTCCTGTACTGCTGAAAGAGATGTGTATGCACTGTTTATGTTCACTTCAAACGCTTGGTCTTCAGTAACAACCTCAAAATCACCGTCATCTGAGCGACCTATTGCTATAGGAAGCCCAAAATCAGCATCTGCATCTGGTGAAAGTATTGAGAATGTACGAGACGAGAGCTTTAGGTAGCCTTCTTCATCAAGATTTATATTGCGCGACGCTGAAAGCGTGCCGAATAGATCCGAGTTATTGTATTGTGACCACTTTTTTTCTATAGGTATCCTCATGATGTAAATGCTGGTATGTAATACGTTGTTCCATTCACTACAATCTCAAGAAAATTATCTGGTGTTCGCATAACGTCATGCGTTGCAACTCCTGCTTCATTTACCAGCACATTTTCAGAAGCTGCTGTTTTACCACTGAGTACCAGTGCAACCCCTCCGAGCCTGTCTTTAATTGCCTTTTCGACCTCAAAAGGAAATGTTGCCGTAGCTTTGAGTTGCTTCAATTCATTCTCTAGCTGTGCAATACGCATTTCAGGTGTCATGATTTGTCTGGGTTAGTCCACGTTGTGGTGCTTTTGTTAGTGTTCGACCATTTTGGACTTGCCTCGCCGTCTGATGTTGGTGTAGGAACATTTGCACTTACGCTAATTGGTTGATGCACACCACCGACATACGCGTAATTTGTAATGGCAGTAGGGGTATCGCTATCATTCGTTGCTGGACTTATACAAACCACGGCACCCATAACGTCACTGGTCGCTGATAGGTTACTGATGGTGACGCTAATGTTGCCTGTAGCCGTCGCCGCAGAACGTACAGCACTTGCGCTCGCGACAGTAAAGAGAGAACCGTTGTTTATATCAAATTGCTCTCCCCACGTCGGATCATCAGTAGCGAACGCGTATGAGCTAAACGCTGCCGCAGCACCTGCTGAATCTCGTGTATGGCAATACAGGAGGATAAATAATGAGTCTGCGTAAGATGGAGTAATACCAGAAAACGTAAACGGCGAAGTAGTACTGTTAGTTTGGTTTCCTGTAGCAGTTACGTATGTAGCTGGACCGTGCCCAGTTATTCGATAAATTCCACCTGTCTTTTCGACGTTTCCTGACGTGTTGAACGTAAAGTTTGACGCTGCCACATCCGCAGAATCAGCAACTTTGTAATAGATACCGATAGCAGAAGTGCCAGCCACCGTGTCATATATAACGTCCCAGTTAGATGGAGTGGTCCATTCAGCACTTGCTGAAAACGCACCAAGTACCGCGACCATTAAGTCACCAACAGCAAGACCCGTTGGTTTGGTGATGGTGATTGCGTTATCTGATGAACCGTCAACGCTTCCTGCTGATGAAAATGATGCTACGGCTATTGCCATACTATGCTGCGGTTAGATTAAACACTCCCCCTGCGTTCCACGTCAGGTCGTACACTCCGTTCACGCTCTGGTTACCACTTCCTGTAAGGTCTATGTAGCAAATCAGTGGCGAGGTTGATGCAACTCCAGTTGATTTATACACAACCCAGTACCGCCACGTGAGCACAAGAGCCGAAACGCTTATGTCAGTCGCGTCATAGATTGCGCGATTATTCGTGTTGTCTTGCGTTACTGAGCACGTAAGCGTAATACCGCCCGTGCTGTAGCCTGATCCTGATGCTTCATTTGCGGAAACATCATTGAGGAAGTCATCTGAATCAACATTTGGCGTATACGAGTTAGTTACCGCCATTATTTTTATTGTGTCTGAGTTCCAATCAATAGACCCGTCACCGAGTTTTACGAGTCCTGAGTTGTACATAGCTGATGCCATATTTAAATATAAAGTGTCCTCTTAGGTTTCATAATGTTTCTATCGTCCTTTGCACGTCTACTAAAGTCGCGCTCGATGGTTCCGACGAGTCCCTGTGTCTCATCACCTTCAAACTTTCGCACTTCAAGAAGTAGACGATCATAGTTTGGAAGATTGTTGATCCGTGCGTATTCAAGCGCAGGACGTAGGAAAAAATAATCGTGGTGGTTACCCGGACACCCCGGACGTTTTGTGGTGTCTTGGTACGTGAAGTAGCTCGGTTCTCGGTTTATGTAGACCTTAAGACCGTTGGTTGCGTTGTATGAGGGAATAGGATCAAGAAAGATGCCGTTTGCCATCTTATCGTAGCGAACGGGTGTGCCTTCGTTTGTGCTTTCAGCAAGAATGTCCTGCGCGTCAGATTCTGACTGCGCGTCTACAGGATAGATTTCTTCATATTCTGTCGCAGTTGCTGAAGGAAGTATCGCAACTTTGAGCACGTCGAGAACAAGAGCACCACCTTCATCTGTGGTGAACGTGTAATCACGCTGTCCGTCTGCAAGGTTTGTTCTAATTACTGGATACGTGTAGTTGCCAGAACCGTCTACATGGTTTGTGTCGTCATATTGCCACTTTCCTGATGCTTTAAATGCAATAGTGAGGTATCTATCCCACGTGGAGCGCGTAGCAGAGGCAAATGCTTTTAAGCGGGTAGTGTCACCTGAAACATACCCATATGGCGCACCAATTTCCTCCTCATACTTTTGAACAAGTCCTGTTAAATTGTCTGTATCGTTGAATGGTCTACTCATATGTTATTCGCATATCTCCACCCCCATAAAAGGGGCGGAGTATAAGAACAACTACGCTACGTTTACGTCAAACACCAAGCCAGCGTGTGCTGCTGGTGTCAAGTGTCCAATGTCTACTCGTGAGTAGAATGCGACGCCTGAGAAGAATGTATTTGAATCAGCAGCAGGGAAGTCAATCGTGTGAGCACGACCGTATGTACCCTGAAGGATGCCGAGTCTTTGGATCTTCTTTACACCCGCGAATACGTGACCGCTTGTGTGATCGTTTGACCAGTAGTGGTCTACACCCAAGTAGCGGAGACCTTCTACAGTTCCCTCTCGGAGTGCTTGATCTGCGGTGTTGAATCCGTTTGCTTGTACGAATGCTTCAAGAATCTCGAAGTCCGCCGCTCGCCATACGAACCCTACGCCGTACTGATTCATCATCATTTGTCCGTTCGCTTCACGAATCTCTCGCTTTACGCCACGGATAATGTCGTCAATGTTTGCAGCAGAAA